CATACATGTTGTGTACTGCCTTAATTTCATCAGAAAGATTACCAATCTCACGTTTCACATTTGACAGCTCTCGATCTCTCGCATTCAGATTGTCTCGAACAATTTTTGACTTATCAAAGAGCTTCTGATTCTCTTCATTCTGAATCTCAGAAATATGAAATTTAAGATTAAGAATCTCTTCACGCTTCTTATTGATTTCTTCAAGCTTTCCGGCACCACCAGAAATTTCATCTTCGACTTTCTGCAATGCTACTTCTTTTGCTGTCTTTTCAATTTCCAATGCTCCAACATCTGCAATCACAAGTTGTTTGGAGATTTCATCAATACGTGCCGGGATCTCAACCATATCCTTATTCAATGCCGTTTTCGCTTTGGTGTATTTCTTCAAAATATCTTCCGTGCTGGCAATTTTCAGCTCCGGGATAAGTTTTGCGTACTTCTCATCTAATCTCTCTGCGATTTCTACGTCAGAGAAGCTTCCAACAAATTTCATAAGGATTTCACGCTGTTTCTTCCAGGCTAATGCATTGAAAGCATTTGGATTTGTAATCATGTTGAATACGTCTTCATCAACGATTCCAGAAATGAAGTCTTTAAAATCCTTTTGACTTTTCGGGTATCCGTTGATTTCAAATTCATTTACGTTGCCCTGGAACTCTCTTGTGTCTGTCCCCCTTTTTTTTACCCATTTCTGCTTCTGGACCTTTTTCAGCTCGTATTCATCATTATCTACAGAAATCTTTGCTTCTACGGAAATCTCAATGTTATCAATCATCTTTCCATCTGCATCCAACGGTCTTATATCAAAGTCTGTATTTCCAAGTGAATCCCTATTAAACAACAGGAATGTGAATGCATCGAAAATGGTTGTCTTTCCAGTGGCATTTGCACCGAAAATTCTGGTATTATCACCAAATTCTATTGTTCTGTCCTTGCAACCCTTGAAGTTCTGGATGTGCATGGACAGTAGTTTAATCTTCTTCATGCCTTGTAATCGTCCTCCTTGTTTTATCAATAATTTTTCTATCTGAACTGTCTTTTTTGACGATATGTAAGTACAAATCATCTTCGAACAGATTCATCCACTCATTCGGATTCAATCCGATTTCACCAAGCAACTTTTTATTTGCCAGTGTCAACTTTTTTGGTTGCTTCATAAGCCCTCCTGTGTTAATATGAAATTGGTAATTTTTTGATTCTGCGCGTTTTGGGAAACTCCTTTTTCTGGGCGCGCGTTTTTAATCTGCAAGGGCATATATCTTACCCAGCTGTTCCGGTGTATGTATTGGAGCTGTTTCACTAGTAGTCCAGCCGATCAAGCAAGATATTCTCACGCCCCAGTCATGCCCTTTCTGTTTTTCATCTTCCATCTTGATTTTGAGAGTGTTATACTCCAAGTCAAAATCCTTATCGGTCATTAATACGGGAATTTCTTTCATTACACCCATGCTTAGTTCTCCTTTCTACATAATTGATATTCGACACATAATCACAAAGGCTGTAGCCAGTGCCAGTATTCCAATGACAAGTATCATGCTTTTATATGTAAGGACCTCATGCTCTCTTTCAAGCTGATGCACTCTGCGCCGTTTCTCCAATGGCGTATTTGATTTCAGTTCTACGTACTCCATTCCGTCTCCTTTCCTGTTTCTTTGTCTGCGGTTTATAATCAATACATGGATATTCACGGCTACGTTCCATGCAGTGATTTTTCATACTGCAAGTGCTACAACTTATCTCCGCTTCAATCATCCGGCAATCCTCTCTTTCTCCGGAAGCTGTGAAACCATAAGATATAAGTCGAGCTTTTCTTGATTTTCGATTTCCCTATTCAAGTCATCAACAGTATTGATTCCGAGTTTCTTCAACTCAGCTTCTATCCTTTTGAGCTTTTCATCCATAAAGCTTCCCCTTTCTGTGGTATAATGAATAAAAACGTTTGCGAGGTACCGTCATGTCCAAAGAAGAATTAGTTATCCTTAAATACATCAATGAATACAAACAACTTTCAACTCAACAGATTTATGACCATTTTCATAAAATCAATAAATTCAAAAGTCTGTTTTTCCGAAAACGCTCTGCCGAAAAATACTCTGATAATTCCATAAATGGTTGCCTTTGGTATCTTGAAGTTAATCACGATTACATACGTGAAAGCAAAGACGAAACCACTATTACAATTACCGACAAAGGTGAAATTGAAGCTTATAGCTATATCATCGAATGTCATGAAATATGGAAGAATCGTATTTACGGTTTCCTTTTTGGCGTTTCAACCTCTGTTACTGCTTTATTCATTAAATGGATTGCTACGTGTCTATTACCGCTGATTATCAAATGATATTAAATATCCATAACATCAACATAGACGCTATCCAGCCGATAATGAAGAACATCCAAAAGTCATTATCTTTTCTCATTTCCATTCATCTCCATACCAAGACCGACTTCCGCCGTTACTTGTTTGTGTAGAATGAATGGTACTTGTCTTGATTGCATTACATAATGCGTTCAACGCCATAATCTCAACTCCGAGTCTCTTTTCTACATCATAGTTACCGGATTCTCTAAGACTTTGAATGTCCTCAAAAACCTGGTCGCTTAATGTTTTGATTTTATCTTGCATCAACATCTCTATCCTCCTGTTCTTCCTGTGCTTCATTAGTTCTAACAACTTTCGGAGCATATCCTCGGTAAAACTCATTTGTGAACGCTTTCTTTACAATCATCTCCGGTGGTTCACCAAGTTTTGCTTCAAACTGAAATCCTTTGAGATTTTCAATTTTTTCTCCGTCAATGTATACTCTTACAGGGGCAATATCACCATGGCTTTCCTTTTCTCCGATGTGAATAATGATTTCCCTTAACGGTTCATATCCTAATTCGTTCATTACATTTCCTTTCTGTGTTATAATTCTACGTGGAGGTGATGTTCTCATGAATATCGAGCAAATTGCTCACGATCTTGCGATTGCAAAACTTACCGGTTCTGATTTATCTCCAGAAGAAATGCTTGAAAAGTACCACGAATACTATGAAACATTTCTCAATCTGATGAGAGAAGAACCAGAGGTAGCTACTATTTGCAGTCCACAAATTTAATCCTCATTTGGCTGCTCTTTCTTCGGGGTAGCCAAATACCCAAAACAGTGTCTGTCAAAATTAAAAGCATACTCGGATGTAACTTGTGCACACCGGATAAGCAACTTCAAATCTTCCTTTTCTGACGGTTTAAGATTTCCTTTTGCAAGTTCATTTCCCTTAATACATACTGCTGAATGTAATGCTTCTGCATAATCTAAAAACGTATGCATTTTTTTCTCTTCGCATTCCTGCCTACATAATGGACATTGCATGTTTCTCACCTACTTTCTCTCATCGCATTGCTCTTTCAGTTCATAAAACGGCTTAAACACATCTGGAAGAGCCGGTATCACATCTGCATCAATTGTCATATCGACTGCGAGAATATCAATTTGAACTATCGGAACATCTCCAGGTTCTTGTTTGAACAAAATCCCTCTGATTTTGTTTATCTCCTCGCCGTTAATTTTCACAACCGTCTTGGTTCCATCTGTTTTGATTTCTATTTTAGGTGGATTTATTGTTGACATCTTTCTTACCTCCTACACTGCCAAACACATCTGAGCATTTTCAGCGTCAATCTCTTCTTTTAGATACATCGGTAGAATATAGTCTTCGATAATCTTCACAGCCAAATCACACTGATTACGTTTGATTGCCTTGTAGGTGTTTACACCAAACTCTCTTCTAAGCTGCGCGTCTACATCACTGTATACCTTGCGCATTAAACTCTTGTTCTTGTATGCCGGTGCACTCTTACCACCCATCAGTGGAACTACTTTCTGATTCTTGGCTCTTGTGATTCTCTGGCATTCCAGTGCTAACAATGGCATGTCTGCCTTAAACTCCTGCAAGTCCTTATCTACCTTGTCAATTCTCTCTGTTAGCTCCACATTGCCTTGAGCGAGTAACTGAATCTTCTGGTCGGTTGTCATTGGAACTGCTTTTGGCTTTTCAAAATAGTTATCAACTAATCTGTCGTATACTTCCCATGCCATATCTGTATTAAGTGATTTCGCATGGAGGAAAGCGCCTTTTTCTGTCCAGAGGTATAATTTATTTAGATTGTTTGGCAAATCGTGAATTTCACGAAACGCCCTTAATTCATCTCCAGATAAACAAATAAAGTGTTTTCCATCAATATATCTCTCTTTGTTATGATTGAAGTTATATGAAATTGTTTTACTATCAGTTCCATACGCTTCAGCGATCTGCTGTGTTGTGAGTACACGAATATTTTTGTACTCTGTGATTTGTAATTCGTTCATCCTATCTCCTTTCTGTGATATAATCCTCCGTGGAAGGAGGTGTTTTTGTGAAAAAGAAAGTCAAATTTACATGTTCCAAATTATCGGAAGGCTTTATTTCCGAATGTGAAGTTGAAAACGTTGGTGATTTTGAGAATCCGAATCTATTCAAAGTCACTACTGTTTACCATCAGAGCTGTCCTCTTTATCAACTTGGAGAATGTCCTTCGCTCGACTGCGTACTGGCACAGGGCGAGGTGATGGATTATTATATCCATTCTGATCCAAACTCGGTTGACCGTAGATAACTCGCTTCATTGTCATCTCTGGGGGTTCTCCCATTTTTGCTTTAAATTTGAACCCTCGGAGATTCTTGATTTTCACACCATCAACATAAACTCGAATTTTATCTGTATCGACAAACTCTCCTTTTTCTCCAATGTGGATAACAATTTCCTTTAATGGTTCATATCCTAATTCGTTCATCTCGTCTCCCTTCTTCTAGATTGCTAACTTAAAGTTAAAAGATTTGAACTTTTTCATTAAAAAAATATTCTGGAATATCTGAATCTTTCAATTTTAATAATGAAACTGCTTTGCAAATGTCCGATTGATTCCAAGGAACGCCACCATTTAACTTTAGAGACAGCGTTCTGTCAGACATTCCCATGGCTTCTGCAAATCTATACTGCGCACCAAAGATTTCAATTATTCTGCCTTTAAGCTTGTCGTAATTGAATGCCACTGTAATCCCCTCCTTTCATCAATAGTTCAATACTTTGAACTGCCTTCATGTTATCACACGATTTTAATAACGTCAATAGGAAAGTTCAAACTTTTTGACTTTTTTGATATGGAATATTGAACTTTTCTTCGAGATATGCTATATTAAGCACAGAAAGGCGGTACAATAATATGAAGAAGGAAAACACTTCTATCCGATTAAAACAAATAATGGACAATAGAAATTTAAAACAAGTGGATATCCTTGATATGACAAAACCATATTGTGTTAAATATAACGTGAAGATGAACAAATCAGACATAAGTCAATATGTGTCCGGCAAGGTTGAGCCGAACCAAGAGAAACTATTTATACTTGCAAAAGCGTTAGGCGTAAATGAAGCTTGGTTAATGGGTTTTGACGTTCCAATGAAAAAGGAACTGTCATCCTCGGAAGCCGAAGGAGACATAGAACTGATTGGAAAATTTTCATTGTTAAGCGAGAGGGATAAACAATTGGTTATGAATATGATTGATTCTATGCTACCTACTCAAAAGAAGTGAGGATTACCCCCACTTCTTCACAAAATGTTTTATGAATGTATAGAGGTATTCTAACGCGCTAACACTTTTAATACCTTCTACGCATTCAATAATGAGTTTTTTGTAATCCTGTTCGTCCATATGCTATGTACCTCCCGTTCCAGCAGAACGCATGTTCGAAAATTCCTTAAAGCAATCATACATCAATCGGATGTAAAATGCAATGATGATTTTCGACAGGTTCTCGCCCCTTTCTATAATTATAGACACGGGAGGTTACAAAAACTTATGGAAAAATAATGAATCGTCCCATATATGGGACATTTACTTGTAATCAGACTCAAAAAGGTCTGATATGCGAACATGAAGAGCTATAGCAAGCTTCTCAAGTGTTTCCAATGTTGGAGATGTTTCTTCGTTCGCAATACGATGAATCGTTGATTTAGACACGCCAGACATTCTTTCAAGCTGGCGGTCAGAAATATTTCTTTCGTACATGATTTGAGATAATAGTATTTTCATGATACTAGTATCTGTAAAACAAAAGAAATTATATCTGGAATATATTGGTATAAAGGAATGAACATATGAAAAATAAGGTGTTAAAATTTTTATTTCCAATCCCGACAATAGTGCTTACAGCAATTTGTTGCTCTTCAACAATCAACTATTTTGGATTTATAAAGGGAGCATTTATAACAATTATATTTTTTATCGTAGCCATGCTGCCATTAGACCTTATATTATGGATTGCATATCAAATAAAAAATCCAAGGATAAAAGAAATTGTAAAAGTTAAATGCCCCAATTGCGGTAAATTATTAGGTACGGATTATCTGTTTTGTACTTCATGTGGATATTCATTAACCAAACCAGCAGCGTCAGTTCCTAAACCCATTGAAACAAAAACGCAACCTATTGCTCAAAAACCCAAAATTAAAGAAAAACCAGTGGGAATAATGGGAAGTAAGTTAACGCCTGAATTAGAAAGGTTTGCCGAGAAATGTGTTGCTTATTGCGAACTGGATAAAAAGCAAAATCCTAAAACGCCAGAATTTGTAGGGAATTTTAGATTTGATGATAAGAGGTTCAATGATCTAGAAGAAGATGTAGATATTAAGCATGAAATATCTCCAGATACAATACGCAAGATTGGAGAC